GAGCTATTGCAGCAGCTAACAACTGTGCAGAATTTGAATCAAATACATTATATGCTCAGGCAGATAATATGTTAAACAGTTTTCTTAAATCCAACTGTGGTTGTTCTGGTAACAACTACCAAATAAACTTTTATTAATTATGGCACAATGTTCAAGCTGTGGAGCTAATGTAGGGTGCGGTTGTCAATTGACAAACGGAGTGTGTGCAGCATGTGCTGCTAAAGTGAATAAATAAAATTGATATCATGTTATCACCAAGACTAACGAATTGCCCAGAATGTGCAAACATTCCTTCTTTACTTAAAAAAATAGATTGCAAGTTAGCTGAGCTTGGTAATAGTTTATACAACAATGTTTCATACATGTTGAATCAACCTATACCTGCTGGTAGCATGCTTCAATTAATTGCATATAGAAGGATACTTACTCACAAGTATTGTAATCCTAACTATTTACATGAATACTCTGTGGCTATGATAGCTAGCAGAGTTATTCGTCTTACAGTGGGTTGTGTTAGTAGATGTAATACACCAGAGCCTTGTTTAGAGGTTCCTTGTGATATCACTATTGTACCAAACCCTTCTACAACAACAACTAGTACAACTCAAAGAATTACAACTACAACTACAAGTTCTACCAGTAGTACATCTACAACTACTACTAGCTCAAGTTCTACCAGTACTTCTACAACCAGTACTACTACTACAGCACCACCAACTACAACCAGTACTACTACTACAGCACCACCAACTACAACTACAACTAGTAGTTCTACAAGTACTACTACTAGTTCTTCTACTTCTAGTACAACAACAACAACCACTACTGCTTATGTTTTAGCATGTACTGCTGGTTATTCAGGTCCTGTAGGTTTTCCAAATAGAACTACAGGTAATGGAACAATGACACTTAGTTCTGGATTAGTAATTAGCACTACATATGTAGGACCTGCATTACTTACTGGAATTCAACCTCCTTTCACTAATTGTGTAGGTGGGCAATTTGGTGGAGATGTTGGAATTGGAGGAACTATACCTTTAAATTATAATAGTGGAGCTTTCACATTTACAATAACATATAGTGCTCCTCAAACTGCAGTAAAATTTGTATTAGAATCAATAGGTTATTATGACCAACTAGGAGTATCAGAATATTACACATTTACAACAAATTCTACAAATACAATAGTAAATGTAATTGCTGGATGTGGTGACTTTAGAGTTGAGGCTCCGAATGTTGTTGCAGGTTCTATGTCTAATCCTATTGATAGGATAGGTGGAAACATTGAAGTGGTTGCAGATGCACCTTTCACTACAATTACAATAACAGGAAATAATTCTGCAAGTTTGGCTGGAACTTCATTTGATATGGATATATGTGGTATTGAACCTACAACTACTACTACTACTAGCAGTAGTTCAAGTACAACAACAACTACCACCACTACAATAAATCCAATGGAAGTCAATACAATCTATACGCACTTTGATGCTTTATAATATAAATAATAACTTAAAATAAAACAACATGTCCAATTGCTCAAATTGTTATAACGGATGTACAGAGATTGTCTCTGACAGATGTGTTAAATATACAGGAATAGATGTTCCTGTCCTAGGAATTCAAACAGGTGATTCATTGTCATTTGTAGAACAAGCATTGATTACATTCCTTGTATCAACATTAGATGGTACAGGAGTGAAGATTGATCTTACTGGTATAGATATATGTGCTCTTGTACAAAAATATCTTCCTACTTGTGGGGATCTTTCTATTGTAGATATATCAAAAGCTCTTATACAAGCTGCTTGTGATCTTCAAGAACAAGTAGATATTATAGTTGCAGATATAGTAGAGATTAATGATCAATTAGATATAATTCAAGCTGATTATACTGTACGATGTCTTACAGTTGTAACACCTTCTATAAGACCTTCTTCAGGAACACATGCTATTCTTCAAGCTACAATAGATACATTATGTGCATTATTATTAGATGTTAATACAAACTATGTAAGATATAATGAACTTGATCAATTGATTCAAGATTATTTAGATACTACATCTAGTGGTTTAATTAGTAATAAAATGGTACCATATGCAATTATTCCTTTTTTTCCTCCAAGTTCTACATTTATAAGTACAAATTTTGATGCTGCAGGAGCAGGAATAGGTGATTGGAATAAAATATATTTATGTAATGGTAATGCTGCTCCCGATTTAAGAGGTAGAGCTTTAACTGGTGTTATCAATGGTGTTCCTGGACCAACCTTGAATCCTGTTGTAGATCCTACAGTTAGTGCTGCTAACCCAAATTATTCTTTAGGTGATACTGCTGGTGCAAATCAAATAACACTTGGACCTACACAAATTCCTTTACATACACATGCTAATGTTTTAAACTTTAATGATCCTACACATATTCATTATGTTGGACCAGATGGAAAAGGTGTACTAGGACCATTGGCTTCATCTAGTACTACATATAAATTTGATAATGCAAATAGTAATGATACACCTTTACAATCAACTTTTGCAACAAATCCAGCATCTACAGGAATTACAGCTTCAATAACTAATGTAGCTGGTCCAGCAGGTGGAGGACTTCCTCATGCAAATATTCAACCAGTGGTAGCTTGTTATTACATTCAATATAGACCTTAATAAATCAATAAGATGGCATATCCTTTTTTACCAGTCAATCCTTGCTGCACAGATGTAGTTATAAATGATCCTTGTGGATGTAGTTCTACAATTACTAATAGTGGTTGTAATAATAACAATCCATGTTCAACTAATCTAACTGCTTCTAGTACCATTGTATATAATGGTCCTGCATTATCTTGTATAATAGCTGAGCCATGTGATACACTTAATGTAATATTAGAAAAGATTGATTCAATTATATGTAATCTATTAACACAGATTAATATATTAACTATTCAAATTAATAATATTACTACAGAGATAATAAACATTGAAGGTGATATAATTAATATATATAATCAATTAGGTGAATGTTGTACAACAACAACTAGTTCAAGTTCTACTTCAACAACAAGTAGTACAACAACAGTACATCCTTGTGAAAACTTCTCATTAACTAATACAGGAGAAGATCCAGTAGCTATAATTATCACTGATTGTGATACAGGAGAGCCAGAAGCTATTATATTAAATCCAGGAGATACAAATATTTGTGTTATAACAGATAGTCCTCTAACTGTTCCTGGAACAATTATAGTGACACCAAATGGTCCTTGTACTCCTCCAACAACTACTACAACATCATCATCTTCTACTTCTAGTACAACTTCAACTAGTTCTACAACCACTACAACAACAACAGCTATTCCTTGTGAGTGTTTAACTTTTGAGAATACAGATGATAGTAATCATACTATTTCATATACTGATTGTGCTGGTGAGTTTGTTGGAACTAATATATTTGCACAACAAACATTGCAATTTTGTGGATCTCAAGGATTTGCAAGTGATAATTATGTATTTATTACAATTGGAGCTGATTGTGTTGGTGGATCATGTGTTGGAATTTCTACAACTACAACAACAACAAGTACATCAAGTAGTACAAGTAGTACAACTACTTCTACTACAACAGTTTATCCTTTTGCTTGTTCATGTGTGAATGTTAATATATCTCAAATAGATTTAGATGATGCTACAGGAAATACACCTTCACCAGGAAAAGCTAATAACACAGTTTACATAATTACTCCAAAAAGTAGTGGATGTGATGGATCAGATGCAGATTTTGCATATACAACTGCAGGAGTTAGTGGTTTTTGTATTAAGACATCAGAAATAGGAAATATACAAATGTTTTATTATAAAAATGATAATCCTATATACTTCCCTGCTATAGATAGTACATACACTATTTTATATTCAAGTTGCTCAGTAAATGGAGATTGTTCTCCTACTACAACAACTTCTACTACAGTAGCATTAGATTGTGAATTTACTGGATATGCTGAAGAAGTAACTACAACTACAACTACCACTGCTGTTCCTACAACTACTACTACTTCTAGTAGCACTTCTAGTACAACTAGTTCTACTACAACAACAGAACCTACAACTACTACTACAACTACAATTGAACCTACAACTACTACAACAACAACAGCAGCTCCTACAACAACAACCACAACTACTAGAACTTCCGTATTTATTTGGTTTGGGCCAACCTCTGCATTTGCTTGTAATCAGAATTACTATAACATAAGTGTAACTCTTGATGGTGGTGCAACAAGTATTTGTGACACAAATAATATATATGCTAATTTTATTCCTTATGGTGTTGCAAATACAACCATATATGCTAAACAATCTAGTTCTTCGTTAGTTAGAAGTTTCTTTGTCAATGCTTCTGGAACTTTTGCTACACAAACTGGTACATGTGCAAGTTGTCCAACAACAACCACTACAACCACTGCAGCTCCTACAACAACAAGTACTACTACATCTACTCCTTCACCACAATGTTATAATGTAGAAGTTTATCCTCCTGTATTTAACCCAGGAACCTTTCATACAGTAGAATATTTAGATTGTTTAGGAGATCCTCAAACAGTAAATGTTCCTGATGGTGGAAGTATGGTTCCAATATGTGCAACAGAAATTACATCAAATAATAATAATGGTGCAACTAATGCTTTACTTACTCCTTGTATAGCATAAAATAATAAATAAAAATGGCTAACTGCTCTCAGATAAATAACACAACAATAATAGGAACGAGTGCTTTCATATATGATGGTACTCAACTTCCTTGTACAGATATAAAGACTTGTGATGATTTAAATACAATCCTTGCAAAGTTAGATGCTGTTGTATGTAATGTTACAGCTAGTGTAGATATACTTATAGAAGAAGTGACAAACATCACAGAGGATGTAATGATTATAGGAGAGGACATAATCAATATTGATAATCAACTTAATTTATGTTGTCCAATATGTACATTTAGTGGAACTGCTGATCAGTTACCAGATCCAACAACTACTACTACAACTACACTGTTAAATTGTTTATTTACAGGAGTTGCTAATCAATTATAATAAACTAATAATAAAATAATAAATAATTATGACAACATTAATAACATTGGTATTACCAATTGGTGGGGACGCTGGTCCTTTTGACCTATATTCAAATACAGATGGATATGTGCTACCATTTGCAACAGGTATATCTGCAGCAGCTTTAATAGCTGGATATACATCAACAGTTGTACCTAATGGAACAACTATAATTAAAGTGCAATCAACAGGAGTGTGCACAAATGCTATTTTTATAGTAATTGATTTAATTCCTACAACCACCACTACAAGTTCTAGTACTTCAACTAGTACTTCAACTAGTACAAGTACTTCTACATCAACATCTACTAGTACTAGCACATCTACCAGTACTAGCACATCTACTAGTACATCAACATCAACTAGTACATCAACAACCACTAGTACAACTACTGCAGCTCCAACAACCACTACAACTACCACTGAAGAACCTCTTACACTATGTGCATCATTCACAATAGAACCTGTTATTGGTGACATACATATAGTAGATTATTATCCTTGTGGATCTGTTGTACCAGATATTATTGAAGTGGGTCCTGCAGGTCCTTCAGTTGTAATATGTGCTGCCGTACCTTTAATTACTGATACCCATCCAGAAGCTACAATACAAGGATCTCCTTGTTTTCCATCTACTACAACTACCACTACTTCTCCTATAGCATATACTAACTATGAAGTGATAGCGTGTGTTAGTGGATTTAATTACAATATGCCAAAAGGTGCTACATCATGGAGTGTGGGTGACGTAGTACAATTTACAGCACCTTTTGATGGTCAGACAGTAATTCATTGTGGTACAATAATAGATACAGCATATCCTAATAATGCAACAGATGCATATTTGTATGGATCAAGTACTTATGACTGTACAGATATGACACATTGTGAGATTCCAGCATAACTAATAAAACTTAAAACTAATGACAGTATTTATAACACTAACGGTTGCTGGGGCTGATTCAGGCCCCTTCAATCTATATTCAAATCTAGATGGATATGTAACAGCATTTGAATCAGGAGTACCTAAAGCATCTTTGCTTGCAGGATATTCCTCTTCACTAGTACCTGATTTTACAACAATCATAAAGGTACTATCAACTGGACAATGCACCAACTCTATTAATATAGTGCTAGATGAAGTGACAACAACTACTTCTTCTACTACAGGTTTACCATAAACTTAAAATAAAAAACCTTGTTTTGTTGGTTTTACAAGGTTTCTCCTCAAGATTTTTCTTGGGGAGTTTTTGTTTTATAACTAATTTGATTATAAATAATAACGTTTTTAATTAAAATTATTTGGAATATATAAAAACTATTGTTTATCTTTACAATATTTTTTAACTAATATGAATACATATGTCTGAAAATCAAAGCTTGTTATGTCAATTAGAAGAGTTGTTAACGCAGAAGAAAAGTAAAAAATTCTATGCAGAGAAATTAGGAATAAGTGAATATGAAGTGAATGAGCTTCTCAAAGAGCTCAGAGAAAAAGATGATGATCCTGTGAATACAGGAAAAAACTACACAGAAGAACGTAAAGTGAATGTTGAAAGAGGAACAATAGAAAGTACAATTGTAACTGACCATGAACCTAAAGATGATCTTGAACTAGCTAAGCTACACAAGATAAACCTAGATAAATACATCATTACCAACTACTGGTCTAAGATGTTACCAAGTGGGAAGTTTACTTCCTCAGTGTTCTCAAAACTAAAACAAGCAAAAGACTACTCTCCTGAAGACTTTGCTAAATTCCTACAAAACTACAAACCAAATAATATATCAATCACCAAAGTAGATCGTACTAATAGTAAAGACTATGTAGATGTAGAAATCTCTATAGCTGATTATCATTTAGCTAAGAGAACAGTAGATGGTGATAATGATCCATCAACCAGAGCTTTGAGATATTTTAATGTGGCTCAGTCTTTGATTAATAAAGTGGAGGCTAATTACAATGTAAACACCGTAGTGTTGCCTATATCAAATGATTTCTTTCATACTGATAACTATCAACATCAAACTACAAATGGTACACCACAGGACACTATAATGGATTACCATTCAGAATATGAATTAGGATTTGCTGTTCTTGTAGATACAATTAATATGTTGAGACAACATTCTAGTACTGTACAGGTAGTTCTTGTACAAGGTAATCATGACAGAACTAAGTCTTTTTATTTAGCTCATGCATTAGATGTTTACTTCAGTAATACAGAAGATGTAGAATTTATAAGAGAGCATTCAACTGTTAAAGGATTAACATTAGGAAATACATTTATTGGATGGCATCATGGTAATTGTAAGTTAGAAGACTTACCATTGTTATTTGCAACACATCCTCAATATAGTCAAGCATTTGGTAATGCTAAATACAGAGAGATACATACAGGTGATAAACATCACTATATGGCTAAAGAGGTTAAGGGAGTAAGAATACAACAAATGCCTAGTTTGTCTGGAACAGATAGATGGCACTTAGATAATAACTTCGTACACTCAGTACGAGCAGCTCTTGCTTTAGTCTATGATCTTGATCTAGGTAAGATAGCAGAGTTTGAAACTCGAATATAATTATGGCAACATTAAGAAAATTAGTATCAGATGTACGTTCAGTACATAAACTTTTATCTACTGATAGCCTTATCACAGATAGAGCAATTGCTTCTGAGATAAGAAATAACTCTTTGTTATTAATCAAGAGAGAAACAAATCTAAGAAAGCTCTGGGCAACTGATACATTATTTACTACCATCCCTTGTTTAGAGATGGTAGAGGTATCTATTTCTGAGTGTTGTAATTATGTAGATGAGTGTAGCATTGCTAGAACTAAATTTAAACTACCACGTGTATCAGAAGGTAATTACCAATATGTAATACAAGGAGTGTATTCTATTAATGCTCTAAGTGGCCAAGGAAAGAAATTAAAAGAAATCACTGTCAATAGATATATAAATCTTTTAAAGCTTCCTGTAATTAAGAAAGAAGAATACTTCTGGATCACTAATGGATATCTTTATGTAAACAATCCTTTACTTAAAGCAATTAGATTTGTAGCATTCTTTGAAGAAGATGTACATAATGATATCATGTATCCTGAATGTGGATGTGGTACACCAGACTATACAAATGAACAACTATGTCAGAATCCTTTGGATAAAGAGTTTGCTCTTCCTGGATATTTAGAACAACAAGTATTAGAAATAACATCTAAAAAATTACTTCAGACTTACTTCACACTTAAAACTGATACTAGTCAAGAAGGAATAGATGGACAAGCACCAAACTCAAAACCAACTAATTAATGAGGACAAAGATTGATTGGAGAAGCTCTAGCAAAGATAACTATAATCAGTTCTGCAAAAAACACTCAGCTATAAAGTTAACCTTTGATGAGTGGAGGAATATATTATATACCTACAATGAATCTTTTAAAGAATATATATTAGAGACAGGTGAGAAAGCAAAGCTTCCTTATGGATTTGGAGAGTTCTCTATTAATAAAAAGAAAAGAAGAAGACTAAAAAATAATATAGATGGTAAAGAATTTATCAACTTACCAATTGACTGGCAGAAAACTAAAGAGAAAGGAAAGATTATATATAACTTTAATTATCATACGGAAGGTTATTTTTTTGGTTGGATGTGGTTTAAACCAACAGCACGTTTTAAGAATTCTGACTTCTGGTATTTCAAACCTTCTAGACTTACATCAAGACTTTTATCACATTACTTAAAGACCAACGACAAGTATCAATATATCTATAACGAATGGAAAAAATAAATTATGTCGTACTATTATAAATATGCTTTCATAAGCCCAGAACCTGTCTACTCAACTGTTAAAGAAGAATTAAAATCTTATTTTGATACAGGTGCTGTAGACGATTTGTTATTTCCTACTTACTTAGACAAAGCTCTAAAGAAGTTAGGAAGAACTACCTATGTAATTACTGATGAAGTTTTATTTATTGAAGACTTTGAAGCTAGACTTCCTGACAACTTTTATGCTGTTAGAGAAGCTTGGATGACTACAGAGGTTGCAGGATATCCATATCAATCAGCTAATTCATTCTATTCTCAAGCAGCTTCTGCTACCACTATTCAAGTGGCTCCACTAACTATTGGAGGAACTCCTTGTAATAGACCTGGTTGTCAAGTTCCACAATGTGATGGTACATGTATGCCTGTGTTAGTTCAAGCTGTTTACAAAACAAATAACACTGTTGCTAGAGGGTTCACCCATGACTATTTACTTAAGCCTGGAAACATCTCTGCAAGACAAAACTGTGGAGTAGAATATACAAACAACTGGGACTTCTATGCTGAAGCTCCTCCTATCCATGAGTTCACTCCTGGATCTGCTAGTTATGATTCATTTGATATACGAGATAATAAGTTTGTAACTAATTTCAGAAATGGTGTTGTGCATTTAATATTCTATGCTACAGAGTATGATGAGATAGGTAATCAATTGATTCCTGACAACTATCGTATTAGAGAGTATGTAGAAGCATTCCTTAAGTTTAAGATATTCGAAACTCTTACCAATCAAACTAATGATGAAACTTTTAATCAGTTACAACAAAAGTTAATCTATCACAAACAAGCCTATGAAGAAGCTTTCATCATGGCTAGTATTGAGATTAAGAAACAAACTCCTTGGGAGAAACAGAGAAGAATTAAAAACGATCTTAATAGATTCAATATGTATGAACTTCCTAACCGTACTAATAGATATGGTAGAAGACGTAATAACTAATCATTATGGCAGACGAGTTAGATAAAATAAAACAAATACTTGGTGGAGATCAAAGTAATATTAAACCACAGCCTAATTTTGGAGCTACTGGTTTAAATATGGATCAAACTTTAAATCAAATCAAACCTGGTACATTAACCTATGCACTGAATGCTGCTTTAGAAAACTTTGATGCTAGTTCTGTTAATTATCAGAATGAACAAGCTAATGAATTTTGCTTACAGTTTCCATCAGGATATTCTTTATTAGGTACTTATTTTATTAATGAAAAAAATAAACATATATTCTTTCTAGTAAATTCTAATATAGGAATGAGTCAGATTGGATACATGGATAATAATGACTGTATATATCGTACATTAGTAGAAGCAGCATGTCTTAACTTCAATATTAATTATCCAATACATAAAGTGGTCCATAAGATTACAAATTGTAAGACTGAAATATATTGGACAGATGGATATAATTCTAGAAGATATTTAGACATTGAAAACATTCCTTATACACCAACTATTGATTCAAGTATTTGTGATCCTACTTATACAGATCAATTAGATTGTAATCAACTTAAGATACAACCTAATTTTAGAATTCCTCAACTTGAAGTGATTAATATATATAATGGTGGTGATCTTACTTCTGGTACATACCAGTTTGCTGTACAGTATTCTGATGCATCAGGTAATCCTTACACATCATATTATTCTATTACGAATCCTACACCTATGTTTGATGAGTTTGAAACAACTGCTATATTTGATTATAAGGTGGGTAAGTCTATTGAACTATCTATTACAAATTTAGATATATCAGGGCTATATATGTATTATAACATAGCTGTAATTGCTACAGTGAATGGTGTAGTTACACCAATACTAGTTGGTACATACTCAATTGAAAATGAAGTTGATACAATTACTTACACTGGACAAAGTAACACACTAATCAATCTATCACTTACAGATATATTTGAAAAGTATCCTTACTATGATATAGCTCAAGATGTAACTGCTGCACAAGATGTTCTTATGTGGGATAATCTTACATCTATAGATAGAATCAACTACCAAGATATAGCATCTCAAATAGATCTTAAATGGGAGACATATAAAATTCCTTCCACTGAAAATTATTCTAATGAGTTAAATGCTACAAACTTACGTGGATATCTACGTGATGAGGTGTATGCATTTGAAATTGTATTCTTATTAAAGAATGGAAAGCAAACAGATGGGTTCCATATTCCTGGAAGAACATTAACATATAATGATTTACAATATCCAGATATACCAACAACTAATGCTGACTTTATAGGTGAGCCTGATTATATTGATCCTGTTACAGGAATTGGATATAGTCCTTACTGGA